AAAGAAAGACCCCTTGGTAATGTTTAGAATATTTGGACCACCCGGCACAGGTAAGACCACTACGCTACTTAATATGGTAGACGAAGCCCTTTCCTCAGGTGTGACCCCAAACAAAATAGCATTCTTGGCTTTTACCCGCAAAGCTGCCCACGAAGCCAAGGAAAGAGCTTGCCAACGCTTTAAACTAGATCCACAAAAAGATCTATATTATTTTCGTACTTTACATAGTCTTGCCCTTACTCTGTCCGACATACGGACTGAACAGGTTATGCAAGCAGAGAACTACAGGGAACTATCCGAGAAGATAGGTATTACTCTTCATGTAGATAAACCGTCGTCCGATGACCTACCCGATATGCTCAAGGCTCACGACCCGATCCTTGGTCTTATCAATCTAGCTCGTCTCAGGAGGGTATCTTTAAAAGAACAATATGATAATAGCACTGTTGAGGAGCCTTGGGTTACAGTTGATTACGTGGACAGGGGGCTCAGGAAGTACAAAGAAGCAAACGGTTTGTTTGATTTTACCGATATGCTTGAACAGTTTGTACAGGAGTCTCACCGTTACTGCCCTGACTTTGACCTTTGTTTTCTGGACGAAGCACAGGACTTGTCTCCTTTACAATGGCAGATAGCTCATCTTATAGAGAAGAAGTCAAAGAAGATGTACTGTGCAGGGGACGATGATCAGGCTATTTATAAGTGGGCAGGTGCAGATGTACATCATTTTATTACGATGGATAGCCCCTCAGAAACCTTGTCTCAATCCCACCGTGTCCCTAAGAATGTACATTGCGTTGCAGAAAATGTAGCTAGGCGTATAAAAAAACGTCATGCCAAGAAGTACGAACCAAGGAATTTAGACGGACAGGTAGAACGTATCTGGGATATCAACCAATTAGATATGTCCGAGGGCGAGTGGCTTATTCTAGCTCAGGCGGGGTATCAACTGAGCCCTGTTAAAAATACTTTACGGTCCAATGGATTACTGTTTGAATACCGTGGCTCACGGTCCATCAATGAAAAGATCAGTATTGCCGTCAATGCTTGGGAGGACTTACGCAAAGAAAGACCTATTTCAGGTAAAGAAGCAAGAACCATGTATCACTATATGTCCGTCGGCAAGGGTGTAAAGCGTGGTTACAAGAAGCTTAATGGTTTAGATGACGGTGATATGATTACCTATGTTGAGTTAAAAGATAACTTTGGTCTGTTAAAAGACCTAGAAGAGATATGGCACCTTGCGCTTGATAAAATTCCTGAAGAGGAACGAGCGTATATTATTGCCATGTTGAGGCGGGGAGAAAAGTTCAATGGTATTCCCCGCATTTCAGTGTCCACGATCCACGGCTCAAAGGGAGGAGAAGCCGATAATGTCGTATTACATACCGACTTGTCGTGGGCAGCTGAACAAAGCTCACGTTTAGAACCTGATGATATCCATCGGGTTTTTTACGTGGGCGTAACAAGGGCAAAAGAAAATCTATATATAGTAGAACCCGAAGACGCAACGAGGAGTTACGATTTATGAAAAGAGAAGAAATATTAAAAAAGGCAGAGTTAATGATTAACGGACCCAGAGCCAAAGACTATGGGGACGCTTATAAAAACCATGAGCGCATTGCAAAAATGTGGTCTGTTTTATTGGAAAAAGAAGTAACCGTGCCTCAAGTCTATCAATGTATGGTAGCCACCAAGCTTTCTCGACTAATAGAAACACCTGACCATGATGACAGTTGGGTTGACATTTGTGGCTATGGTGCTTTGGGCGGAGAGAAGTAATGGCTTGCAACAAACACTCTATGTCTCAGGTGTATAAAATTTTATCCGATTATCAAGGTTCAGAGCATTGGTTTGAAAAAGGTGAAAAAAAGAAAAAATTTAATTTAAGCTTTATTTGTTGTGTAGATACAAAGTATGGAAATATTAATTCTTTCACAGATGAATGGTTTCTTGGTGAAGATGGTTTCTTTTTTAAAGACACTTATGAAAATCTTTATAAAACAAACAGCAAAAGTTTCAACCGTTTTTCAGATGAACATGACATCATTGAGGGCATGAACTTTTCATTTACAGCTAATGTTTCAGGCAACAAAGAATTAGATTACCTCAAACAATGTAAGTATACACAATTAAACTATGTAAGAGACGTTGATATCATTTCTTATCCAGAAAAGATTTATCAAACAAAGGAAGAAAAAGAAGAGGACTTGATACAATCTAAACGTATAGAGCGTGGTCCTAATGGGGATTTAGTCAAAGAACATTTTCAGGATGAGTGTCAAATATGTAATGCACAAGGTATTTTTGAAAACTATTCCTTTATTAAAGAAAACGGTCGTCAATATTCAGAGGCTCATCATGTTATCCCACTTTCTCAAAAGGGTGCCGATACGCCCGACAATATTATGTGTCTTTGTGCTAATCACCACAAGCAAATGCACTACGGTGACGCATCTGTAAAGTTTGATTGCAAAAATTTTTACATAACTCTTGATGGTAAAGAACTCAAACCAATCCCTAGATGGAGGATGATATGTCCTTACAACTAACAATGTTTGCACCCAAGAGCGAATGGGTGCCCCCTTATGAACTACCTGATCTCAGTCACTGTAAGCAAATTGCCATTGACGTAGAAACCAGAGACCCGAACATCAAGTCTAAAGGACCGGGTTGGCCTACAGGAGACGGGATGATTGTAGGATATGCCATTGCCACCGAATCATGGTCACATTATATCCCTGTTAAACACGTCGGCGGGGGTAATTTAGACGAAAGAATCGTCAATAGGTGGTTAAAAAAGGTTTTTGAGAGCCCTGCAGATAAAATTATGCACAATGCACAGTATGATGCAGGGTGGATTAGACAAGAGGGCTTTACTTTAAACGGTAGAATCATTGATACAATGGTCATTGCCTCTCTATTGGACGAAAACCGCTTTAGTTATAGCCTAAATGCGCTTTCTTACGACTATTTAAGCAAAACCAAGTCCGAAAAGGAGTTAAATGAGGCTGCATCTGCCTTTGGTGTCGATCCAAAAGCTGAAATGTGGAAGTTACCTGCCATGTTTGTAGGTCCTTACGCTACCGACGACGCAAAACTGACCTTGGACCTTTGGAATTACTTTTCTGTCGAGATAAACAAGCAAGGATTGTCAAAAATAGCTAATTTAGAGCTAAATTTACTGCCCTGTTTGATTGATATGACATGGAAAGGCGTTAGAATTGACCAAGACGCATTAGAAAGGACTAAAGATGACCTTGTTAGGAAGGAAGTTGTTTTAAATCAGCAGATTAGACGCATGGTGGGCCACGATGTAGAGATTTGGGCGGCTCAATCGCTTGCAAAAGGCTTTGATGCCCTGAATATCAAGTATCCAAAGACCGAAAAGGGCGCACCTTCGTTTACAAAAGCTTTTTTATCGGAGCATCCGCATGATTTACCCAAGCTTATTGTGCAATCGCGCAACATTAACAAGGCCAGAGGGACGTTTATCAACACAATTATGAAGCATTGCCACAAAGACGGACGCATTCATAGCCATATTAACCAGATACGTTCCGACCAAGGGGGCACGGTATCGGGTAGGATATCCATGAACAACCCTAATTTACAGCAGATCCCCGCTAGAGATCCTGAATTAGGTCCTATGATTCGCTCTTTGTTCCTACCTGAAGAGGGGGAACAGTGGGGTTCTATTGATTTCTCGCAACAGGAGCCACGGATCTTGGTTCACTACGCTCATGTCTTTGGTGTATCCAGAAAAGTACCTCTCAAAGGCGCAAAAGAGTTTGTCGAAGCTTATAATAGCGACCCGACTACCGATTTTCATACAATGGTTGCAGAAATGGCACAGATACCGCGTAAGTCCGCTAAGACCATCAACCTCGGCATGATGTACGGCATGGGTGTCAACAAGTTATCCGAGCAATTAGGCATAGAAGTAGAGGAAGCTAAGTCCATCATCAGTCAGTACCACGAGCGAGTGCCCTTTGTGAAGGGCTTGATGAACGGGGTAATGAACCATTTGAATGAACGAGATAGCTCAGGCTCCGTAAGATCACTACTCGGCCGAAAATGTCGCTTTGATTTATGGGAACCTGACCGCTTTGAAATGAACAAAGCCATGCCTTTTGAGCAAGCTGTACAGGAATATGGTAAAACTACTAAGCTCAAGCGGGCTTATACCTACAAAGCCCTGAATAGGCTTATTCAAGCGTCGGCCGCGGACATGACAAAGAAAGCTATGGTCGATATTTACCAATCCGGTCGCGTTCCTCTCATACAAATACACGACGAGGTAGCGATTTCTGTTAGAGACAAGCCAGATGCAGAAAATATTTCCCGAATCATGGAAAATGCAGTACCCTTGGAGGTGCCTAACAAATGTGATGTGGAGGTGGGTCGCAGTTGGGGAACCGCTCAATGACCTGTATACCATCTCAAACTTGTGCCCTCCTTCCTCCCTTTCGAGGAGGGCACCCTTTTTCCCTTGAATAATCCAATAAAATCTTATATATTCTTATTAAAGGAGATGCAAAATGGATACAACTAAATGGAAAAGTGTGCTTGTTCCTATCGAAGTGTACAAAGAATTGAAGGCACTGTCCCGCGAACAAGGGCGCACGATGGGGGGACAGTTGAAGATCATGTATCAAGTCTATGAAGCCTATCAAAATAAAGAATTAACCTTTTCTACGGAACCACCTGAAAAAAGAGTTTGACATATCCCATAATATCTTTTACGGTTTAGTCACTCCATGTGTTAAAGAGTCGTTGTTAATCCTATGATTTGTTCAAACCAACATAACAACGGCTCTTTTTTTATATCTTGACAGCTATCCCATAAAAGCGCATACTGATTCTGTTACAAGTTCAAGTTAGGTTTCAGCTCGAGTGCCTAGTGATAGGCTTGGGCTTGTAACATTACTAATTTTATTACACAGGAGAAAAAAATGGATGATCAAGATGAATTTTATAGAAGAAGACATTTAGAAGCACAAATATGTTTAGATAAATACAAAATTGAAAAAAACGTCAGTAGAGATACAAAGACAGATACTTCTGAATTAAAGCAGTTTTGGGAAAAATTAGAAGTAGGGGACAGTTTTTTAGTAGATCATACTAAAGAGTTTTCTTTAGATGTGGCTGAAAAAATTAGAATAAAAGTAAATAATATTTATGGTAAAGGAACTGCATCCATAAGAAAAGAATGGAATGAAACTGATCAAGTACATTACCGTAGAATATTTAAAAATAAATAGTTAGAAATTCAGTTGGAAAATAAAAAAAAATTACTAGCCGAGCAGTTTGGCATCCACAAGTTTTACAAACCCAACAAAGAATACACTAATCGTTGGGTTTGGAGAAAACTTCCGGCTCGTCTATTTAAAAAACCAGAGAGGAAAGAGAATGACAAAAAAACTTAGTCCTGCAGAAGAGTATGAACTAAATTTTTTAAGAAAACAGGTAGATCACTACGAAACCAAGGTCTTTGAACTAGAAAGACACAAGGACGTAGCTAGGGATCACGAAAGAGCAAGAGAAGAACTCAAGAATTATGTATTGAAATTAAGAGGATTAGGGAGGGAAGTATAATGGCTAAAAAACTAGATGAACATCAATTACATGGTTTGGCGAATAAACTCATTAGTTTTTTGCAGAGCAAAGAGGGGAACTTAACGGTACTTCAAATAATGCAAGTTATAGATAGAGCAGACTACATATTGAGGTCTACTCAAAAAGTTTATAGAAATAAACGCGATAAAATGCGTGTATTAAATGGAGGAAAACAATGACCAATCAAGTAATTATGTATAGTCTCTTGACCGTCATGCACTTTACCACGCCCGAAGAGTGTCAAATGTGGAGCGATAAGATCTATGGCGAGGGCTATAAGTGTTTTATATCTTACAAACAAAAAGAGTGGTATGTTAAAGAACCGTTGCCCCGACCAGATATTATTGTTAATATGGGTAAGGAGGAGTAGTCAGATTTTAAAAGCAAACAGACTTGATGATGCACTTATCGGGATCGGCAGGAGATGTTCCCAAGAGGACGTTCTTGTCTATGATTTTAACAAAGCCGTTAAGATCCTTGTAGATCGTGACAAGATGACAGAAGAAGAAGCCGTTGAGTATTTGGAGTTTAATACAGTAGGTGCATGGGTCGGAGAACAAACACCCGTGTTTGTCTATCCAATGACAATGGAGGAAATAGATGAGATGCAATAGATGTGGCTGCGAAGCCAAAACCATTTATGTTCATGGGCACGAGCAATGCTCACAGTGTCATTCCGTTGTAGAGGACTGTTGTCAGGGGATCACGGTTCAAGAAGTTTCCAAAGATAATTACTACGTCGAAAAGCAAACCTGTAAATACAATGAGGTGGACCCTCATTTTGTTGTTGGTAAAGAGTGATAACTCTTTTTTATGTCAGCGTCGTCATTGCTATACTTTTCATCCTAGTCGGGATTGTATGGATAGCTATACATAAGTGACATTTTTATCACACTTGACAATATAAGATAAATCTGATATAATAAATATAGTGATTCGTAAAGAATCACTTGCTCTTTGACATTGATGGAAAACTATTCGTAGACAGAAACCTGTCGATGATCGAAGATTACTTTAACTTAAACATGGAGTTTAATATGTTAGAAAAAGATTTGATTACTTTTAAGTTAACCAAGACTGAGTGGTTTTTGCACCATGATAGAATACA